CTTTGGAACTGGTGGAACTTTAATTATTTTTGTAACAGGAACTCTTTCTGGAACTGGAACAATTTCGTCTAATGGTTCACAAGGCGGAGGTGTTACTGGTGCTTCTATTGGTGGTGGTGGAGGTTCTGGCGCTGGCTCTGTAACAATTCTTTGTAGCAGTGGTTCCGTAACTCAAGTTTCTGCTACTGGTGGTGCTAGAGGTTTGGGCTACGAAACTAATACTAGCGGTACTTTTTATTCAGATGGTGGAGCTGGTGGTAATGGAACTGCCAGAACATTAACTGGATTCAGTGGATAACTAATATAGGAGAAATAAATGAATGAAAAAACTTTTGCAGCTGTTAAAAGCTATGTCCGCCATTTTATTGGTGCTTGCCTTGCTGCCTTTACTGCTACTGGTGGGGATATCTTCACTCTTGATGCAGCGGGACTCAAGGCTATCTTCACAGCAGGAGTCGTGGCAGTGCTGCCCGTCGTGCTCCGTGCTTTAGATACATCTGATTCAGCGTTCGGTAAGACAGAGTAATGAGCACCAACGAATGGGCTGGTATCGCGGTAGCGGTTACCACAATAGTCGCCAGCTTTGCTGGCTCAGTTCGTTGGTTGGTCAAGCACTACCTTGCTGAACTCAAGCCAAATTCTGGCACAAGCCTCCGCGATTCTGTCGATAGATTAGAGAAGCGTGTTGATAGTCTATTTGAACTCATAGCGGGAAAGTGAATAGATGTCTGGTATCAATGTTTCTATAGCAAGTTATAGGGATATTGAACTATTACCAAGCATTCGTTCCGCCTGGGATAATTCTTCAGACCCTGATAATTTACATTTTACTATAGTTTCTCAAGCTGAAGATGACGAACATCCCGACCTATCTTTCATTCCAGAAGAACAGTTAACTTATTACAAGTTTCATTGGAGTCAAAGTAAGGGAGTTTGTTGGGCTAGGGAAATAGGTTCCAGGGATATTAAAGGAACATTCTTTCTTCAGACAGATTCTCATTCTAGGTTTAGAGCAGGATGGGATAGGGCAATTGTAAATTCTTACCTGTCATCGTATGCACATTACGGAAAGATTGTCTTTACTACCTACCCAGAAGGATATAAAGTAAACGACAATAAACAAGATGAGTTTCATTACCGCAGTAATTTATTAAAGATAGTTCCTGTTTGGGATGAAATTGAAAAGATGGTTGGACCATCATTTCAAGAAGCTAGTTTCAATCCCTATGGAGATGAAATCTATTATGTGTCTGGTAATTCTTTATTCTGTTTCAAGGAAATAATAGAAGAAGTTCCTTATGATTCATTGCTTTATTTTCATGGAGAAGAACCATCTCTAGGATTACGGTTCTACACTCGTGGTATTAAATTAATAAATACTCCAGTTGATTTCATGTTCCACGAATATAAAGCATCTTGGAATGAAAGCACTCCTAAACGTAAGTTGCATTGGGAGGATGACCCGAACTGGTATCTGCTTAACTATCAATCATATGAACGTTTAGCTAAAATTATGACTGGTGATACAACCCTTGGTATATATGGCATAGGCGATTATGACTTATACCTACAGTGGATAGAAAAAACTGGAATAGAACTAAGAGATAAAAGCGATTTGATTATGAGTAGAGTAAGGAAATGAATGAAAACTGTAGCCAAGAAAGCCACACCTGCTGCTGTTGCTGTGCTCCGTCAAGCGACGGCGTTAGCACCGAAACGCAAGAAGGCAAGCGATGGGCTCCTGCCCAGTGCTGCTCACCTCAAGGCGAGTCCGACTTCGGACCACAATACTGGGCTAGCAGTCGACCTCACCCATGACCCTGATAGCGGGGTCGATTGTAGTGACATATTCGAAAAACTTAAAGAAGATAAGCGAGTTAAATACCTTATTTTCAACAAGAAGATTTGGTCGAAAGACAAGGCTCGTCTTGGAAATCGCGCTTATACTGGTAGCAACCCGCACACAAAACATCTACACATTTCTATTAACGATGGTCATGGTGACGATACTAGTCCTTGGTTCTGGTGGATGAATCAACCTAAACTTATTAATCAAGTCAAGGCTGTAATCAAACCATTGCCAGATAAAAAAGTAATAAAGGAAGACACATCTAAGTGCTGTCAGCACTGCCCTAAGAAGTAAAGGATAAACCGTGGCAACAGACAACAAAAAACTTGTTGGTGATTTACCTGTAATTCTTAGCCAGTCTATTCCTACAGCGCTGGTTAAATACCAGCGAGAAGACTTTGCTGCTAGTTATGCAATTGGTAGTACTCCTTGGCTTTCTGCTGCATCTGACCAGAACCGCATTAGTCGTATCACTACGACATACCAGAAAGAACGTATTGACCAAGGCTCGACTGCTGGTGAAAACTCCTTGTCTAACTGGTGGCTTAGGTCTGCAACATCCTGGCATCATGGTGCTGGAGAGCGTTACTATGACGCTGACGCATCAGACCTTTATAGATTCTATGAATCAAACAACATAGATGTGTTTAGTGATACTGGCTCTATTTCTTTACTTCCAGCAACTACCCAGTTTTCTACAACAGCTATCACAGCTAAGCCAGCTACAGTAACTGATGGAGCTTTTTATATTCAAGGTGGTAATGTTTATTACTATAACGCTAGCACTAATACTGCGACATCAACATCGTTAGCAACATCTGTAACAGCACATGTTTTAACAAGTGATGGTAACAACGCAATTGTTGGCGGAACGGATGCAATTTATACAGTAAGCACATCAATGGTTGTAACCAAAATTTGGAACAAACCAAATACTGCTACCACTTGGACCGTTCAAGCTATTGGTTTTGTTAAAGACAGAATAGTTATTGGTGTATTAGAAAACAACACCCAGTGTGTGGTGTATGAAATATCAAGATTCCCCTCTTCAGCACCATCAACTATCGGTAATACTGAAGAGCGTTATACGTACAAAGACCCAGCTCTGGTATGGAATACTGTTGGCGAACTCAATAGTGCAATTATAGTTGGCTATACACTTGGTGCAATTTCACGAGTATTGTCATTTACTATAAATGATACATCTCCATTGGCTGCAATCAATGACCCTATTGTTATTGCTGAATTACCACGAGGTGAAACGATACATCAGATTCGTACATACCTAAACGAATTTGTTGTTATGGCTACAACAGCTGGTGTACGCATAGGAAACCAATCGACAGATGGAGCTTCGTTTACATACGGACCATTAAACATTACTGGAGATGTACAAGACATTGCATTTACAGGAAGGTTTGTATATGCAACCAGGTCGCTTGCCATTAATAACAAAAAAGGTCTATGGAAGATTGACCTTGGTCAACCTATAGATAATGGCTATGCCTATGCTTCAGACTTAGAAACAGATTCGTCTAATGTTATTGGTGTTTGTTTTCTAGGGGTATCAGCCAGGAAGTTTATGGTTGGTGCGTCTGGAATATGGACCGAGCATGCAACAAACCTTGCCACCTCTGGAGTTATTAAATCAGGATGGATTCGTTGGGGTACTGCAGAAAATAAACAACCAGTATCTATTGCAGTACGTTGCGAGGGTGGTGGTCGAGTAGGTTTTTCTGTTTACGACCAAGAGCTCAACTCAACATTGATTGATGCTATCCCGCTTAATGGCTCAACAGAATTCCAGTTATCTGCTGGTCTTCAACCAGCTGACCACTTCGAGATTCAACTGACTTTAACTAGAAGTACAAGTGATGCAACAGTTGGTCCGATGGTAGAAGAATGGCAGTGTCGTGCGCTACCAGCACCACTTCGTTCTCGTACAATTACAGTTCCGTTACTATGTTTCGAAGAGGAGCGCGATTCAAATGGAGTCACAAGAGTATCCAACCCATGGGAACGCATTAACTATTTGGAACGTATTGAACAAAATGGAGGCGCGGTACTCTTCCAGGACTTTTCTTCAGGAGAAGAAAGACTCTGTACTATCCGCGCTTTACAGTTCGAGCAAACTTCACCTCCCTCTTTTGCGTCGGGATTTGGTGGAATAGTTACGGTTCAACTACAGACTATTGATACAGAAGTTCCAATTACATAGTGGAACAGAACAGACTAATATCCCTGGTATCACCAGGTGAGCGTCACGAACTAGTAGAGAAAGTTCGAGTGGCGCTGAATATAGCTGGAGATGATGTGCTAGATGCTCCCCTGGCTGAAGTGCTTAAGGGTTTGCAGCATACGCTTTCCATTCCAGCAGTCGGGTGCATCAACTTAGCCACGCTGGATGCGCTCGCAGTTGCTCCGCCTGAATGGTAGGGAGCCAAAGAGATA